TGCTTTTATGTTTAACGTTGCATATCCAGCCCAAGCTTTCTTAATTAGATTCAGTTCTAATATAAGATTTGACCATTGTTTTTGAGTAATATCATTACTCGTTATTGTTAATTGTTTTTCTTTCATGCTTTATATATAGGATATCTAGGGATATTTGTCAACCCTGTCCTTTGTAACGACGCTGTTTTTGTTGTCTTTTCTCGCTTTTATTTTTATTTTTTTTATGCTGACGTGCGCCTCTTTTCTTAGGTTTATCACGGGGTGTGAAGAACTTAAAACTTTGTCTAGCCATCTTTCCACTCTTTTACATATGGCATTAAATTTTTATCTGATGGTGTTGAGATATGTGGTAGATAACTTATTTTACCATTTACATGTTGTTCTAAATCTGCACCACAATTCATACATCTATATAATTGAGATGTTAATCCAACTAACATTGTGTGCTCATCACACGTTGGACATTGTCCGTTTACGACTTCTGCTGTTACTTTCATTAATTTAATATTAGCTTTTTTATTGAAAAAGATCCATCTATATTTTTTTCGAGCTCGGCCATTTGTTTTAGGCACTGATACTTTATGTGAGATTTAGCTTCACGTTTTGCGACTCTTTTACCTTTTAAACATTCAGACATTGAGGGTTGAATTCGTGCCTCTTTTATCTCTCCGTTGACTATCATAAGTAAAGCTATAACTAACTCTGTCATAAAACTTTACCTTTGTTTTCACCTTGCTTGATCACATATTTTTGTGTACCATGCTTGCCAGTTTCTACTTCTTTTTTTAATTCTTTTGCTAGACTCGCAGCTTTGTTTTCTTTGTTTATCTGTGCGATATGATCTAAAACTTTTCTATTGATGCGTCCCGTTGCCATTTGCTCTTACCTTATCTTTTAAATCTTCAATATCAACTAATGCTTTGTCTAGCTGCTCTCTTAAAAACTCTATATTAACTTTGTTTGTCATATTCATCTCTTGAGTCTCTTCCATTTTCTCGACACTTTTATAAAGATCCTCAATTAAAAATATTTGCTCTTGGTCCACAGGGACTTGTTCAGATTTTTTAAGTAAATCATTTTGAAATAACTCACGTGATGTCTCTAACGATACTAACCTTGCAGTCAACTCTGTGTATGCGAAGACACCTGCTGCAACGACAAAAATTAGACTAGCAACAGTCTTCATTGGCATTTGAACTTTTGCCTCTTCTCCAATGTTGAGTGGTTTATCCGGCATTAGGACCCCCACAAAAAGCTAAAACAACTACCATTACTATTAGTAAACCTGTAAAATAATAATTCATAACAGTGCCTCATTTTTTCTTTTCCTCAATTTCGTAGAAGAACTTATCAGTATCTTCTGTTTTCCATGCGCCGGTATCTTCTACATTCCATTCACTGGTTTGTACTTTCCAGTCAGGAGTGTTGTCCTTCACAGTAAAAGAAGGCAGATCCCATATACATCTGTTGTTTGGTTGTGCTGCATAATTGCCATCTTCCAGGGCTATTATGTGTGCGCACTTATGCTCATGCGGTATTTCTGAATGATCAGAGTTTAGTATATTAGCATCTGGATGTCCCCAGTCAACGGTAAATAAGTATTTACCATGGTGCCATTTCTTGTCTTTTCCTATGTATTTGCCTGAAGTTGCGCTTAAAAGGTCCCAAGTAGTAACAGCAGGATAGTAACTAAAACTATTCCAAAGCTCCAACTCATCAAGTCTACGTTCAGGAACTTTCTCTCTGTCAAAACCTCTTTGTATGAAGGCGCTAATCGGGAGACGATAAAAGACAGCGCCATTTTCCATAATCGCATGGAACAGGATAGCACGGCCTGTAAGACTTGTAATACCAAAAATGATACAGTCTTCAACTTCTCCAATATGTTTGTTAAGGTCATATAAATACTCCTTTTTTATTTGCGCGTATTGTATAGGAATATTTGCGTTTAAGTAAGCCATAATTTATCATTTTATTTGGCCCCAATTGGGACCAGATTCATAATCTACCTTGTTAGGTACTTCTAAGTCAACAGCATTTTCCATAATATCTTTTATTTTTTGTGCATGCTCAGGACTCTCAACAGATATATCAAGTTCATCATGCACTTGTATATGTGGTACAATACCTTCTTTGTGTAACTCTATCATTGCTTTTTTAGTCATGTCAGCTGCTGATCCTTGAATTAGTTTATTGAGTGCTTTGTATGTGTACGCACGCTTGATCCCTGGTCCGTGTTCCAAGAGCGCTTGATCGTGTGGTAATGCTTTATGTATACCAAATTGATTAGGCTCCCACAAATGAAAACGACAAAGTCTACCAAGTAATGTACGAATTCTACCAGAATCTTGGGCTCTGTTCATCACATTGTCCATCAGTTGTTTAACAAAAGGTACTCTGTTGTGGTACTGTCTAAACAGACTATCCGATACATCTTTAGATACACCCAACTCTGCTTGTAATTTATTTTTACCCATACCATAGAACAGGCCAAGATTTATGGTCTTAGCCTGTGATCTAGGTATCTCTGCCATCTCGGCAACGATCGTATGAAAGTCAGCGTCCCCCTCACGATACGCCTCCAATACATCGTCCACTCCATAGAGATTCTGTAAAGCTGCATAATGCACTACCAACCTAGGCTCTTGCTGAGAATAGTCAAAACAACCCCATGTATGGCCCTCCTCGGGCACAAATAAGGCCCTAATCAAAGGTCCGAGGTCCTTGTTCCTAGCTGGAATTTGCTGTAAATTTGGGTTTGAGTAACTGAATCTGCCGGTTACAGTTCCGCCATTATCTGATCTTAATTGGTTTATATCAGCATGAATTCTACCTTTATGTGAATGCTTTAATATGGTATCAATAAACGTGGTATGGGCTTTGTTTATTTCACGGGCCTGGGCAATTCGTTTCACAGTTGGGTGGGGGTGATTCTGTAAAAAATTTTTAGTAAAGGAAGGAGCCTGTGTTTTTTCAGTTCTATCATAATCTAGTTTCAATTTATCAAAGACTTGAGCTATTGATCTTGCGGCCCATATTTGAGTGTCTACTCCTGTTTCTTTTTTCACTTGGTGTAACAGTGATTCTTCTTCTTTGGTTAGTTTTGTTTTTAGTTGATTGGCTGCTGTCACGTCTACCTTCACCCCTAGGAAACGCATATCAACCAAACAAGGAAACAATTCAGTCTCCATATCAAAAATAGATTGTATGTCTTGGTGAAGTATTTCTTTTTTAAGTTCTTGCCATAACTCTAAAGTTATCTCTGCATCTTTTTCTGCGTATGCACCAACATAAATGGCAGGTAGTTTATACATTTCTGCCTTCGCGTCAACACCCCAATCTTTTGCTGCTGCATATAAATCACTTTCATTTTTTGTTTTACCGGTGTATCGTTTAGCACAATTGTTTAAGTCATAACGCATTTGATTTTCATCAACAAGGGCCGAAGCAATCATCGTGTCCACAATTCTACCGTTAATACTTAAACTAAGCGCTTTAATCCAACACACGTCATACATGGCGTTGTGAAAGATTTTATCTGCGGGTGTGTTTAATACACCTTGAAACCATTTTAAAACTTTTGCTCGACTCATGTTACCACCACCTTCATGAGCAATAGGATAATAACCAGACCATCCTGCAACAGCTACAGCGATACCCACAACATCACCTTTACCGACTACAGAACCTGAACCCATCTTTGTTAATTCTGGATCTTTAGTTTCTAAGTCAATTGCAATCTCATCATACTTAGATAAGTCTGGAAAATTTTCTGGTGGTAGCCATTCTGTCTGTGGTTTAAATAGTGGTATCTGCATGAGGGTCCTTTTTTTGAAAGACGTGTTCGTCTTCTATTAGTTTGTTTAATTTATCTTTGTTGCTAAACGCATACAAAGCAGCGTGGTAGTCTTTAGGATATATCTCCCATGAAACTAATCTTGGGTATATTTCAAGATCAAATATATATTTGTCATCAACTGTGATTGTTTTTTTAACAACAGATTTAGCCGGCATCGTAGTCCCTTTCTAATATCATTTCTAAATAATGTATTGCTTTTTCTATGTCTTCTGCTTTTCCTTTTGACTGGTGTCTACAAATATATTTAATTGCGTTACCTTCTGCAAAAAGTAATTTGTTTTCATTTATAAATTCAGCAGGTTGAATCTTCATCGACCGGTAGTGCTTCCCGCCTATCTGGTCTTCTAAAGAATTGTAGTTTGTTGATTTAAACATATCTTTATTTGTCATAGTAAGTATCCTTTTTCGTATTTCTTTGGTTCTATTATATGTAAGTTTTCTTTCGTTCTTGTTGCACCTACATAAAATAATCTATTCTCGTCATCAGGATTTCTTTCATAACTTCGCATAGTATTTTCTGTAAGATCTGTTAATAGCACAACATTTGTTGCTTCACCACCCTTAGCTGCATGTATAGTGGATAATTCAATTCTGGGTTTCTCATTTAGTTTCTCACCATTCTTTCTCATTTTACGCAAGTAGTTTACTTTAGTCTGACCTGCGTTGTCAAATGCTTCATACCAAACTGTTTTAACTTGTAGACCATAATCTTTTACTAGTTGATCTATTCCATAAAAAGATCCTTTGGCCATACCTTTTATTTTTTTAGCATGCCAATTTTTAGGACCTATAAATTTAATCATGTTTTCTACTTCTTTGTAAGATACTAACTGTCCTTGTCTTAAATGCTCCCACGATGTAGCTGCTTGGTGTAATTCTTTTTCACTGCTTCGTTTGTATCTGTTTTCATAATACAATCCCTGTCTGTACAAAGATTCCTCTATGTCAGTAAGCATATGTCTTGTTCTACTTAATACTAGCCAGTCACCGGTTGACATATCTATACTATCAATATCAAAATGTCTGTGCAGGTTTCCTTGACTAACTCTAGGCTCCCATGACTTATCTATTCTATTTCTAATTTTATTTATTATACCCATCGCTAGTCCGTGTACCTTAGCCGGTATTCTATACGACTGTGTTAGTGGTAGGTATTGTCCCTCTAACGCTATAAAAGAATCTACATCTGCACCAGCCCATCTAAATATTGCTTGGTCATCATCACCTGCAATAAAAGAATCTTTTGTTTTATTCCAAATAGATCGTGTCATGTCCCATTGCATAAGTGATAAATCTTGAGCTTCATCTATAAATACTACATCAAACTTAGGAGACTTATCTGACTTTGTAAATTCTGTTATCATGTCATTAAAATCTATTAAGTTATATTCTTTTTTATATCTGGCTAACTCGTTGTGTATAATTCTAAGTTGATCTCTTTCAAGATCCTGCGTGTGTTCTTGTAAATCAAACTGTTGTTCTGGTGTAATGTTTCGTAACTGAGCCAGTTGTATAATTCTTAGATACTCACTGTCAGATGTAAAGATACCACCCTGGTCTTCTTGGTAGTCAGCGTATGTTACAGGAAAACCCAACTTCTTACCTAAATCTCTGTAGTGTCTAGGCTGCATAACTTGATCTTTTTTTAATCCTAACTTTCTAAATGCTAGCGAGTGTAGTGTTCTAAAGTATGGTAGATCATCTTCTGTTAAATTAAATTTTTTAATTGCTCTGTCTCTTGCTTCGTGTGCAGCTTTCTGTGTAAATGCAAAATAACCTATCTTGTCAGGATCAGTTTGTTTCAGATAGTCATCAACTTTATTTAACAAAGTTGTAGTCTTACCTGTGCCTGGTGGTCCTAATACAATCGTTCTCAAAATATATCCTTTGGTTTTAATTCTTTTTGATTGTAGTCATCTTCTTTTTTATCAAACTGTTTTACAACAAACACAGAAATTCTTTCTTTACCAATTCGTTTGTCATCACAGTTACATGTTTCTTTTAACATTTGTGCTGTACGTGAGTATGGTACATCCCAACGTTTTCTAATTAAAAACTGATTGTAGAATCTGTCAAATACAAAGTGGTGATAACCTTCGTTAGTCCACACACCACCTTTTTTAAGATCGCTTTTGTCTGTAGATACTTGTCTGTTTAAACAATACTCTTCCAAATGATTTTGTAATTGATCTTGTGTAGTCACACCTTCTGGTGGATCTATTGGTTCGTGATTCTTCATCAGTGGGTTTATTATCATATCCCAATCTTTTGGTTTAACTGTTGGTGGTTTAAAATCCAACTGTTCCATACATGCTTCCTGAAATAAACTTTGTTGTTTTAAAAATTTTACATTCTCCAGGTGTAGTCGTTCACCATCTACGTTAAGATAATAATATGGTTTTTCTAATTTAATTTTTTGTAAGTCAGTCAGTGCAGGAAAAACTATCTCTTCACCAATACCAAACTTTCTTTCTCTACATAATTTTTTATCACATAGATTACACATAGGAGTATCATTACATTTGTAACCCCATTCTTTTTTATCGTGTTGACGTTTAATTATTTCTACTTCAGACTCACTCAATGGTACAGTAGATGCTGTTGCATTAAATAATGTCATTTTACTTTTCCATTCTGCAGGCCATTTCTTTTTAGCGTACACACCAAAATGAAACATAGAATTATTTCTACCACCTTCTGGTATTTTATTCATAGCCATAAGTTCTATGCATGGTGGTGCATCAGAGTATTCTGATTGTGGTCTTTCTATTTTTATTTTTGTAATATCTGTTTGTTTTATCTCACTGTATATAGTGTAAAATTCTTCTAGTGTTGCAGCTTCACCATCTTCTCTAAATGCATAACGTGTAGTGTCTTCACCACCAAAGTATGGTAGGTTTAAAAAGTTACCTGTGTCATCTGCTGATTTTAATTGTATTTGTTTTGGAAAGACTTCTGATCCGCCGTATCCTAGTAGTGTTTTTATTTCCGTTAGTTTATCTCTCATTCTTTCTGCTGCTACCGGTTGTTCGGAGAAGAGAAAGACATGTGCTCCCCCACTCTTTGACCTACATACAGCCAAAGGCAGTTTAAATTGTTTTATTTTATCTATTAATTTTTTGTGATCGAATCCTGCGTAGGAATCTATATCTACACATCCCCATACACACTGGTTGTCTTCGTTAATAGGTATGATGCCCAAACTTTGTCTACCATCTAAGTGCATTTCCCATAATTCTTTTGTAACTGGTTGACGTACTACGAATGATTGTCCCTTTAGTTTAACACCATTTTCTGCAGGTGTTGTAACCTTGGTACAACCATGCGCACGTTCCAATCCTTTAAATA